GTTGGAGCAATAGCAATTGTCTTCATCGGTCAGGTTCTTTACTTTCTATCAAAATAATATACAAGGAATACTTGTATGAAAAATTCTAGAATTTTAGTTATATCTGATATGCACATTCCATATCATCACAAAGATAGCTTTGCATTCCTCAAAGAAATAAAAAAAGAATTTAAACCAAATACTATTGTTAACATTGGAGATAGTTTAGATTTTCACGCAATAAGTATGCATGATTCTAACCCTGATTTATATTCGGCTGGTCACGAACTAAAAGAAGCAAGAAAATACATAAAAGAATTAGAGGGTGTATTTCCTGAAGTTACAGAAGTAGATTCAAACCATTCTAGTTTAGTTTATAGACGAGCATTGAAGTATGGAATGAGTAAAGAATTTTTAAAAGATTATGGCGACTTTTTAGGTACTAAAAAATGGAAGTGGATTGATGATTTAACACTTACTATGTCTAATGGACAAAGATGTTTTTTCACACATGGAAGAAGTGCCGATGTATTAAAAACAAGTCAAGCTATGGGAATGAGTTGCGTTCAAGGTCATTACCATACTAAGTTTGTTATATCTTGGTGGGCAAATCCTGATAACTTATTTTTTGGCATGAATGTGGGTTGCCTTATAAACCAAAAATCCATGGCTTTTGCATACGCAAAAAATTTTAAAACTAGGTTCATTATTGGTTGTGCAATTATAATAAATGGCATACCTAGACTATTACCAATGGTGCTAAATGCCAAAGGAGATTGGATAGGAGATATAGTATGAAAAAAGGACGTTTAAAAGGCCATAGAGCCACAGAGAGTGCGTTAGATACTCAAATAGGTGGTACACACTACAAAGGCAAGATTCAACCAATAGAGCTAATAATTTCTCATAATTTAGACTTCATTGATGGCAATATTGTAAAATATGCAGTGAGGCAAAAAAAAGGAGAGAATCCTGCAGAACGATATGATAAGATAATTCATTATTGTAATTTAGCAAAGGAATTAAAATGTGGTTAAGTGCGATTAAACTTGCAGTAAATGCTGGTAGTCATGTATATAAGCAACGACAAAAAACTAAGATGCTTATGGCAGATGCTGAAAGCAAACATGCAGAAAGACTAGCAAGTGGAGAACTCGAATATACAAAAGTTATTAAGAATGATCAGCAAAATTCGTGGAAAGATGAGTTCGTTTTACTTTTGGTTTCCGCTCCTATTCTTCTATTGGTGTGGAGTGTTTTTAGCGACGATCCAGACATTAAAGTAAAAATAGATTTATTCTTTGGATATTTCCAAGAACTTCCAATGTGGTTTCAAATTTTATTCGTGTCAGTTGTTGGTGCAATCTATGGCATAAAAGGTACTGAATTAATCAAAAGAAAATAGTATAATACATCCATGAAAGTGGATGCAGTTATTACAGAATTAGAATTTCAATTAGAGACTCAAACAAGTCCATACGGACACTATGTGGTTTTTAGATTCGTGGATGTTTTTCCATACTTTACAAAAGTAAATCAAATGATTTCTGAAATAGAAAAAAGACAAGATGTTTATTTAGTCAATTACGAAATGACATACACAGGCATACATGAAGACACGGACATGACAGGATTAGAAAGAATTATAAATTGAAAAGGGGTGGATTGCTCCACCCCCAAACAGAGAGATATACTTTTATATGAAAAAAAGCGATCAATTTAATGATCAAAAACAATATATGATATACCACAAATAATTGAAAGAAGTTTTTTAATTCAATCTACAATTTACTGCATAACTTGGTACAAAATATATAACTGCATATTATGTAGTTAATAACCCACATTTAAGTAAATAAAAAAAAATTCTTTTCTAGTTGAACTATATATGAAAATTTCCTAATCTTAGTTATGAAAAAAAACAAACAAGGAGAAACGCAAATGACTAAGAAAGTATTTAATCCTTTCTATAATGAGTTAACTAAAAAGGTGTTCAAATCTTTTAAAGAAAACTCTAAACCTAAAAACATTTCTAATATTTTATTTATAGAAAAATCTATGGACGAAGTATTCAAAGATGTTAGAGCTGACTTACTATCACAAGGATTCAAAGTTAGTAAATTTGAAATACAAATGTGTGATAAGTTTTTTAGAAAAAATAACATTCAATCAGTTAAGGAGATATAATATGATAAAGAAAAAAATAGCAGAACAAATTTATATTGCTCTTGATAATACGATTCGTAATGATCAAAACTTCAAACCAAAAACACAAGGACATGAAGCAGTAATTGTTGCTAACTTTATTGACGAGTTCAAAAAACAATTAGATGCATTAGATATTTTAAGGGTGGAGGTAATTTCAAAATGAATAAAAAAAATTTATTATGGGGAACTGTTTTTTTTATAACAACAGTAATAAGTTTTGTTTCTTTGACAATGTATGCTCTACACATCTGGGCAACACAAGGAGGGATATAATGTCTAAAAGAAAAATGAATCAAGCTCATAAAGATGTTACTTCTCATTTAGAATGTTTAGTAGATAAATATAGTGACACGATTGGAATATCTAACATTTTATATTTAATATTTTTTGAGACATTTAGATGTTTGTTTGATGTAGCACCTACAAAGAAAGATGCTATGGAACTTATGAAAGATGCTATGAGTAGTTCCAAAGAACTAACAGCTAAACCAAAAAAGAAAAAACCAACCAACGCAACATTACATTAAGGAGAATATATGAACTTAGGACAAGTACTAGACGATGTAGAAGTAGTAATAAGAAAAGAAAAAATAGTTAAACTAAACGATTGGTTAAGAAAAGAGGGTAAAGGAGGTCAGGTTATTTGTACTTCAGGAGTCTTTTCTTCAGGTAAATATAAAGAAATTATTGAAGAAGTTAGAAACTTTGATAAATTCAATGAAGATAATGACCCATACAAAGAACATGACTTTGGGAAAGTATCGGTTGATGGAACTGATTATTTTTTTAAGATAGATTACTATGACAAAAGACATAGTGGGTTATCTGAAGATCCAGCTGACCAAACAAAAACAAGACGAGTAATGACAATAATGAAAGCGGAGGAATATTAATATGCAACTATTTGGAAAGACACCTAAAGATTGGAAAGCATTAGAACTTTACTATCGTAGAGAATGGATATGCTTTGTAGTAGGTTTTATTGTAGGAGTTATATTATGGTAGAACAAACTAGATGGGGAATCTCAGATGTTATAAGTGAAAACAAAGGAAGAACATTTGAGATTAAAAAAAAGAAAATAGAAAAGTTTCAAGAAAGAAGAATAAAAGCTATGACGAAACTTTCTAAAAAGAGAGGGTGGACATTTGGAGACAACAATCCATTTTTTGAAGATGTTTATTCTATAATGCCACATTCAAAAGCAACAAACTCAAAAGAGTACAAACAAGAGAGACTCAAATATGAAAAAAATATACTTAATACTTTTAATATTTCTAACTAACTGTGCTTATCAGCCATTAGTAGATACAAGTGGGCGAAGTGGAACTTTTGATAAATCAAGAGCAGTAGAACTCACAAATGATCTTCAACATTGTAAAACTATAGGTAAAGATAATACTAATTTTGTTAGTAATATTTTTTATTGGTCATTTAGTTCAACAATGGATACGAAGTATGAAGCATTAGTAAGGAACTGCCTTGATGGAAGAGGACATTCTGTACTTAATTAACAACAAACAAAAGAGAGGATAAAGTTATGATAGTAACTATACCAACTAAGATAAAAACACCTGAAAGGTGTGAAGAAGTAATACAACAAAGATTAGATCAATTAGGTCTCAATCAACAAGAAAACATTAGTATATTTTATGATGTTCTAGGTCTAACAATGAAAAAAATTAGATTAAGAAAAGAACTAACTAGAGGAGCTGGTGTTATTGGAAAATACTATACACAAGAAAGAGTTGCTAGTTGGTTAGGAGTAACCTTTCAACAAATTCAGAAGTACGAGAATGGAATAAACAGATTGCCTTTTCATTCTATTTTGATATTTGTAGAAAAGATAAAATGTGATCTTTCTGAGTTTACAAATTATTTTGATGGTATAGTATTATCAATGAACAAAAACGCAATACAAAACGCAAAAACAGAGGAGAACGCAAATGTCGAACAACACGCATAAGACCGAACATGGTCATACAATAATTTTCAACGAATCAGGTCATAAGTATGTAAAGGACAATCAGTATGTTCCAGGAACATCTGGAGTTCTAGATATGATGGCTAACAATGGTTTATGGAATTGGAAGTTATTTAATCAGAAGAAATTAATTAAACAAGCTATGGTATCTAAAAAAATTCCTTTAGATGTTATAGAAGATGTAATGATTGAAGCTGATGCCATTAATCAAAAAACACAACAAAAGACTTTAGGAATAGGAACGATAGTTCATAAACTTGCTGAGGATTGGCTTAAAGGATTAGAAGTCATAGAACCAGAAGATAAGATTGTCGGAAACTGTTTCAAAAAGTTCAAAGACTTTTGGATAACTAATAAACTTAAATTATTAGAATCTGAAAAACTCTTGTATTCAGAAAAGGGTTTTTGTGGAACATTAGATATAGTTGCTACTGATAGCAGTAACAATTTAATCTTAATAGATATAAAAACAAGTAATGGTATATTTCATAACTATTGCTTACAACTTCATGCTTACAAGTATGCTTATGAGGAACAAACAGGCAAAAAAATTAATAAACTTTGCATTGTTAGATTACCTAAGAACGATGATGACTTTGAATCTCGTATCTTATCTTATAAGCCTTTACACACAAAAGCATTCCTTGGACTATTAGATTGTTATAAGTCATTAGAACTTTATAACGATCAGCTTAAGGAATATAACGCAAACAAAAGGAAAAACGCAAATGCAAAACCAATACGCAAAAAAAAGTAACTTTAAAGGAATAACTTTAAAGGTATTTAAAAACAAATACAAAGCCAAGCCAACTAGTTATGATTTTAAAGGAGATGGAGATGAGTTCTTCTTAAAAAAACTTGGGGAATGGTTAAAAAGTCCTGACATTAAACAAGAAAGAGCAAATGGAAATCCTCTTAAAATTGGTGTTAGGATGACTGAATATAATGGTAATGAAAATTGTGAAATTACTTTTTATATTGGCAAACCAAAACAACAACAATACCAACAGAGTAATTCATACAATACAAATCAGCCTCAACAAGTTGATCAAAGACCTGATTTAATGGATGATGACTTACCTATGGAAGACGCACCATTCTAATGAGTGATAAAAGTAAAAAAATTAAGGCTACTGAAGATCGTGGTAGCCTTGATCTAACAAGACAACTTGATGAGAGTGAATTAGCTTTCAAAACTTTAAAAGAAATTATTCATAATCTTCAAGAAGAAAACAAAAGATACAAACAAGAAAACAAAAACTTAAAACAACAAATAACAAACTTGGAGAGAGAAGCGGAAGAAATGTTACTCTATCCTTAGGAGATAAATATGAAAATAAAACACTTACTAAGAATACAAAGCGAAGTAGAAAAAAGAGCAGTTGATTCTGATATGGATTCAATCTTAAATTTAACTTACTATTCTAAATCTAAAATGCAATTACTTAACATTGGAGATATGCACTTAACTCATTTTGTAAGAGTATTTGCCAAGATGTTAGAAAGTAATGATAGTCCATTACAAAACGAGATAGATAAAATGAGACAAAGATTAGATGAAATAGAAAAGGAGAAAATAAATGACAATACTCACTAGCGATCAAATTAAAGAAGAACTTAATAATTTATCTAACAAATGGTCTAATGCAGAAGAAAAAGTTATTCTTTTAGAAGCTGGAAAAAAAGCAATGTTTTCAAAATGTGTACTTAAACACAAAAAGTTTGTTAAAACAAATGCTGAAGCTGAACATGAAGCTATGTTAGATAAAGAGTATCAAGATGTAGTTAAAAGTTATGCTCATGCAGAAAAACTGTTAATCCAAGCAAGATATGAATATGATAATTACAAAATAGCTATATCGTTTAAACAAACAGAAATGAAACTTGGAGTTAGTTAATGAGCAATTATGATTTATTTAATTATAAAGCACATAACAATACAGAAACATCAAAACACGCTTATGAAAAACAACAACCAAAAGTTAAAACATTAAGAGAGAAAGTACACGACCTTATAAAAACACAACCAAGTTCTAATGAACAAATAGCATATGAACTAGATATGGTTTTATCAAGTGTGTGTGCAAGAGTAAGAGAGTTACAAGTGTTGAACTTTATAGAAGATAGTGGAAAGAGAGTTACAACTCAATATGGAAGAAAAGCGATCGTATGGCAAGATATAAGTCTAAAATTTTAAAAGATCATCTTAATCGTGTCGCTGAATTAGGTTGTTTAGTTTGTAACCGACCTCCACAATTACATCACATTAGAGTTAACACAGGAATAGGAAGAAGAAGTTCTGATTGGTGTGTAATTCCATTATGTATGGATCATCACACAGGAAAGTTTAGTATTCATGGAAGTAAGAAAACATTTGTAGAACAAATGGGTACAGAATTAGAACTTTTAGAGAATGTTTATAAAACATTATACAAAGAAGAATATGAAAAACCATTTAAACTAGCTAAGGAGATGATATGAAACTACCCTCAATACCACTATTTACAGATACATTTACTGCTGAAACAGTACATTTATCTAATGAAAAAGTTGGAATATATATAAGATTATTATGTTTTGCTTGGACTAAAAATGCCAAACCTTTTACAACTGAATCTGCTTACAGAATATGTCAGTGTATTAACGATAATTGTAAAGAAAATGTTATGCAAATTCTTGTAGAATTTTTTGACAAAACGGGATTATGTGAAAAAACTGAATATTGGACACAAAAAAGATTACTAAGAGAACATGAATATTTACAAAAATATTACTTAAATAAAAGTGAATCAGGTAAGCGAGGAGCATCAAAAAGGTGGAATGGTGCTAATGCCGAATCGATGGCACCTATACCTAGTCCTATACCTATTCCTAAAAATATTATTAATAAGTTTGAAATTTTTTGGGAAAGTCTTAGCAACAAAAGAGGTAGTAAAAAGATGGCTAAAGTTAAATATGTAAAAGAATGTAAAGATCAAGACCCTGAACAACTTGCTAAAATTTTTAATCATTTTTCAAATAAAATTAAAGATAAGACATTTATTCCTCATGTTTCAACTTGGATAAATCAAAGAAGATTTGAAGATGAGGATGTTAAATTAGACCCAAAAAAGGCCACATTTCTAACAAAATTAGAAGATGGTAGAGAATTTAAGGTAGTTGGAGATTTTGGTAATTACTTTGAAATATTGCTAGATGGTCAAAAATGGTATAAACACAAATTTAAGAATGATGAACCACTTAAAAAGGATATTTAATTTTAATGATTGCAACGTCAACATCGCT